TGCTTGAAAGGTTACGAGGGTCAGCTGCATTCAAATTAGCAACACGAATCCAACGATAAGCGTAGTCCGGGTGCTTGTCTGGTTCAGGTAGAAGTTCGGCCTGCTGCCACTGTTTAGGACGTTCAGCCATCAATCTATCTTCAAGTTCACGCGGTTTTCTGTTTTCAGCCATTTTCAGGCCTCCATTTCTAGTTTCGCCTTGGCATATTGCTCGGGCGTTAAATTAAGTTTTTTGGCCAGACTGAGTTCAGATGGATTCAAACGAACCCTCTTAGGAGCAGTTGACCTTGTAGCCGGTGCTACCACCGAGCTTTTGCGAGCGACTGGGCGCTCATTTTGTTCCGCTTCTTCCTCAAATTTCTCTGGGAAACGCTTGCGGATAGTGGCGTCTATCTTTCGATAATACTCTTGTGATGAAACCTGAACACCTTCGCGCTTAAGTCTCTCGTGGAGGCCTAGAGCCAAACTGGTCATCTCTTCATCTTCTCCGAACCACGGATTTTCCTGTTGCCAGGCTTGCGCGCTGGGGTCAGGACGGAACTGTGGTGCCGGCTGTGGTGCCATTTGTACAGGAGTTTCTTCCTCTTGTAAAGGCTGTGGCCTAAAATTCTTTACTTTTTCCGATTTAAGCGTTGCTTGAGTCAGCTTTTCCTGTGCTTCCATCACCCTATCAGTGTCGCCAGAGTCATAGGCTTCACGATAAGCGCGCTTGGCCGCTTCCATTTCCATAGCAACAGCCTTCTGAACCGTGGCAAGCACGTTCTTCTCACTGTTATTTAGATTGGACTTAAGGCGCTGGTTCTCTTGCATCATCTTCTGAGCAAAGGTAATAGCCTCTTGTTGCTCCCTCAAAGCGTTTTCTTTCTCACGGCGTTCTTCGTGAGCCAGACGCTTCATCTGGATTAGCTTCTTCTTAACCTTGGTAGAGTAGTCTTCGAGCTCATCGTTATAGAGCTCTTCTTTAACCTTCTCTTCCATCGGAGGCTTATTGCGATCCTCCGCAGGAGTGTTGTCTTCTACGTCAACAATGATCTGTTCATCAGTTTGATCGTCTTCTGTGGTGACTTTTACGTCATCCTGTTCATCGGGAAATTTAAATTCAGCCATGTCGTTCCTTATTTACGGCGTATACCGCGTGGATCGTCTACTACTCCCTCAACAGAATCGTCATTGATCACACGGAATTCCTTGCCGTGAATGACCAGTCGCGTTCCTGAATTGGGTCTAATCAAGATAAAGTCACCCTTCTTGCAGTACGGGCCAGATGGGAATCGGCTTGCGTCCTTATAGCAGTCTGGGCCCATGTCTACTACGAATAACACAGTAGTCAGGGTTTCCTCAATCATGAGAGTTTCTTCCGCTTTTACGAGTCCGGACTCTCCGTATTCTTTCTCTATCTCAGGGATAGCACAAAGAATTCTGTAACCAGATGGGCGGGGAAGTTGTTTAGCCTTCTCCTCTGGTTTTGTGTTCAAGATCTTGGATAAATCCACGGCCTTGGTTATGTCGAGATTTGAAATCTCACTCGTCATCGTCATTGTTTGTGACTCTTTCCTGTAGGTCTATGATGTATAAACGTGCAGTGAGTAGACCTTTAACCTCTCCGCACATCTTCTTGTACTCCGCATAATCATCAGCCTTGCCATCGGCTATTGACATTTGAAGTTGGGATACCTTGTCATCTATCTTTGAAGCTAGAAGTTTTAAATACTTGTCGATCATTTTTTACCTCTCATCATTTCAGCTAAGAGTTTGTTTTTCTCGGCCTGTGCGTCTTGAGCCAGCTCCATTTGATCCTTCTGAGCTGCAGCTTGGATACGTGCCATATCAACTTCCTTTTGAGTAGCAATACGCTCACGCTCAATCTGCTGTTGTGACTGCTTAAGCTGGGCGTCTGTCGCATCTTTCTGCATTTTGCGCTGGGCATCTTGAGTCTTGATCTGTAACTCTTGCTGTTGGATCTGAACCAAAGGATCTTGTTGAGCTGCAGCCGCCGCCGCTTGCTGGGCCTGCGCTTGGTTGGTCTGCAACAACTGGGCGCTTGCTTTTGCAATTAACTGTGATAACTGAACTTCCACATCCTCTGGCAACTTCTCTTGTGGGCCGGGCAATGGAACACCCATTTGCTTCTCTATCAGAGTGCGGTAGTAGAAGCCTAAGTGCTCGGCAATGTGTGCCTGCATAGCGGCCATGATCTGGCTGGCTTGTGGGTTTTGACCAATCGTTTTGGCAATCATAGGATCTTGCATGAACGTCTGGTGAGTCGCAATGTGGGCTTGTTGATCTTGGTAGATAAACGCCTTCATCGGTTCGCCCTTCAATGCGGCCATGTTCTCGCTGACTGGGTCTTTTGGCGTCTCATCATCAGGCAAGGGCACTAGCTTCTGGGCGTTCTTAATACCAAGGACATCAAGCATCTGCCTGTGTAACTGTGGTAAATCATAGATCTGGGGGGCTTGCTGGGCCAGTTGGATTACCGCCTGATACTGGACGATCTTCTGCGCCATCGTGGCCGCATTAGGATCGCTGACAGGAATCACATCAACTAAGTCGTAATCTGACTTCTTAGCTTTGCGGGATCCCTCTTCTGGCTCATAAGAATACTCAGGTGGCGTGTACTCTTTAATGATGTCTCTTAATAGAGCCAGCTCTTGCTTAAAAGAATAGTGAATGCGCGCCTGAACAGCAGTCATCACCTTTAGGGATCTCTCAAGGATAGCCAACGTAGTACCAACTGGGGAATTGGCAGACATATCGGCAACTTGGATGTCAGCAGCCGAGGCAAACTTGCGGCCTTCTTCAACGATCTTATCGAGTAAAGAGGCCAATACTTGTGACGGCTCTTTATAGGGCAGAGCCATGATGTTGTCGGCAATAGTCCCGCTTGGAACGTCTACATCGCGCCACTCAGCTGGGCCGATGGGGGTGTCATCTCCCTTAACGCGAAGTCCACGGGTCTTAAAGCCACCGGGCAGGTTGGCCAGAGTACCAGCATCCACCAATTGACGCAGAATTGACGTACCAGACTTGGCAAATGCTCCGACAAGGTGAATCAGGCCAAAACAATAGAAGCCAAAGCCCGGAACATAACCATAGTGAACGTAGTGCTGGCGCTTAGTGTGGAGTTTGTCGCCTTGTTTCCAGTTTCTGCGGATAGCCAGACACTTCATGCTTCCATATTCAACAGTGACAATATAAGGAAGCGCAATTCCCGTAGGTTCGCCGTCTTTATCGGTGTGCTCATACCCTTCAAGGTCGAGCTCCACGTTCATTTCAAGGATTTTGTAGCGGTCATCCGATAAAGCGCGGAATCCCATCTTCTCGGCAATTTTTTTCTCTACTTCATCCAACGAGTTGTTGGGCTCTCCAAGGTCAATGTCGGCATAGAATCCAGCAACCTGTAACTTACGCAGCTCGTTCTCTGTTTTACGCATAACGTGCGTAACGCGAGGGGACGTTTGAATGTCGGACGCACCATAAGGCACTACCAGATCTTCAGCTGGGACAAATATAGATGTCTGCCTGTCAAAACTTGGATCAAAGTAGACTTTCTTAAAGGCATTACCTGAAAGACCCAGCCCCCAGACCATTCTTTCGTGCTCTGGCCTGAACTCCGTCATCACATCCGTCAGTTGATAGTTCATATCATCCTGAACACGGGTAGCGGCGTCTTTTTTCTCTTGGGTTTCCTTGCCAATGATCTGGGTCTTCACCGGGCCTGCGGCAGGAAAGGTGCTCATCATGATCTCGGCTTGGAATTTAACCAGTGCTTCAGACAAAAGTGGGTGGTAGACGCCGCAAGCACCAATCCAAGGGTCAGCGCGCTCTTCAATCTTCATCCCCAAGAGCTCAAGACCGTCTACGTAGGTCTGCATCCAGTCTTTACGGGAGTTAACGTCATCGTCATAGTCACCTACTAGGTCAGTTACTATGCCAGTAACCACTGAATCATCTAAATAATCCACTAAGTTAGCGTCAAAATCATCTTCTTCTGAGCCATCAATGGTGATCTCCATATCACCCATGTTAATTGTCACCTCTTCAGGGTCAACAATCTCAATTTCAATACCGCCATCCTCTTCGGTATCAGGCATCAGAGCTTCTAAACCCTCGGGTGCGGCGTAAAGTGATTTTTCAATGGACATATGTATCCTTAATAGTAAGAAACTTTGCGTCTAAACGAGCGAACTTCGTCCTCTTCGTCTGTCTGCAAGCGTATAAACCCGCCTTTTCTGAACCTTATCAGAGCCTGTGTCGAGGAGTCAACTAAGTCATCGTGGTCTGAGTTGGGGAATGCCGCCATCTCTTCCATCAACTCATCAGCCCAGCGCGTAGCTGGCGCCCAAACCTTACCACTGGCAAACAAATCAGATACAGAATTGATCCTCACCATCTTATCATTACCTCTAGACGGCGTAAACTCTTGAACAGGAATTCCCATCGCCCGAAGTTCATAAATCAATGGCGCGCCAGACGCCTTGGCCTCAACGATAAACGCATCTGGCTCCCACTCTTTGTAGTGGTTAAAGGCTTTCTCTTTTAACTCTGGGAATTCCATCCGTTTTTTAAACGCATCCAGCAGAATAATATTCGCATCGTTCTGGTTCTCATTCAGATAGAAAACTCCCCAAGTCGTACAGGCAGAATAGTCAGATCTCTCATTCTTAGTAAACGCCGTATCCCAAGACTGAATTACAAACTCACACTTAGGCGGATCTTCGTCTGTCCATTCTTTCCACCACTCCCTCTTAACAATAGCTCCTTGTTCAGAAGTTGGGCTCTGCTGATATTGTGCGTTCCACTTAGAGGCAGGCAGTTCAGACTGTAGGGCGTGGAGTTCTTCTAGGCTCCAAAACTCTGGCCATAGGGGGTTTCCACTCGGAAGAATTGCAGGGAAGTCAATTACCTCCCAGTCGTCATTCCCGTCCTTGTCTATCGCAGACTGTAGGATCCGGCCAGTCAGATCTCTCTTGGCCCAGCGTGTCATCACGACAATAATCGCACCTCCAGGCTGAAGACGCTGGCGCGGGCCAGATGTGTACCATTCGTAGACTTTATCAAAGACAGAAGCATCTCCAGCGGCCAAGGCGGCTTCTTGTTCAGAATGGGGATCATCAATGATCAGTAGATCAGCGCCTTTACCAGTTACCGTTCCTCCAACCCCGATAGCGAAGTATTCTCCATTCTTATTAGTAGACCAGCGTCCAGCGGCTTTGCTGTCAGATCGAAGGTTGACGTTCGGGAATATCTTAGAGAACGGCTCACTGGCTACTAAGTTACGAACCTTACGGCCAAAGCCTACCGCTAACTCTGCAGTATTTGAGCACTGGATGATCTTCTTACTAGGATCCCGTCCCAAAAACCAAGCCGGCAGCATATAAGAAGCAAACTCAGACTTCGTATGCCGAGGGGGCATATTGATGATCAGTCTCTTTATCTTCCCCGTAGCGATCTCTTCAAACTTCTTAGCCATTACCTTGTGATGGCGTCCGTCAATGAACCCCGGCCACATGGCGTGGGCGAACTTATTAAAGTCATCAAAGGCTTCTTCTCTTTGTTGGCTGGCTTCTAATGCGTCAAGGTCGTCAAGGTAAGAGGCTTGTTCGTTAGAAGGCATCTTAAAGAAAGTCTCAGCGGCGGCCTCTGCCTCAGTCTTGGGTAGGTTAAGAGCAAACATTACCCTCCTGACAAACAGATCTATCTCTTCCTGCTTCTCTAGTTGTTGCTTCTTATTCAAGGTAATTTACTCAGCTTCAAATAACTAGGCCGAACACTCCGAGCAGAATTCTTCGCCCGCCTGCATATTCCTAAGTCACACAGCTTCTTCACCACACGGTGTACATTGCCCCGCCCTCTATCTCCTGTATGGAACATGATGTCATCTATAGACGGCCCATATCCAAAGTTCCTCCAATACTCATCTATCACAAGGAACACAGTCCTCTGCTTCTCAGTCATACACGCCCCTATACACGCCTCTAGCGTATGTTTAATCGGTTCTTTATTCTTATGTATCATTGTAAGAAATCAGTCAGGTTTTAATTAACACTGTTAATTAGCTTTTGTAAGTTTCATGCAAGGTTCGAATTAACACTGTTAATTACCCCCACACTTTTTTGTACAGAAAGACATAGGGGGGGTCATTCTTTATCGAAGTCGCTGACAACATCGGTAATTTCGGAAGGGGGTACCCCCTCTTTTTTAGATGATGATTGGATGTCAGAAACAGTATGTGATAGGGCGCCCACGGCAGGCGGGCCTTCGGGCGGGGCCCCGGGTGCGGTGGGGTGCTCGCTGGCCGCATCCGAAGAGCTGCCCCCTCGAATTTCTTCCAGCAAATCTACAGCATCGGTGGCCACTATGCCAGCGCTGGGCGCCCGGGCCTGCAGCCGATCGAGCAGCCGGGCCCTGATGTCGGCGCTCTTATGAATGACAGTCGATTCTTTGCGCTCTAAGAAGGCCCCCACTTCGAATAGATTGCCGATGAGCTGAAGCGCTTTCATGCGCTGGGCCGGGGGAAACTCTGGGTTTAGTGTGTGCTCGACCAGCTGCTGCACCAGTAGAGCCTTCAATTGTGCAGGGGTTCGATGTTTCTCCGCTTCTATTGCCAGCTTATACGCTGCTATCTCCCTTTGAATTCTTGCGTCAGCTGCTAGCACATACGGCGCGTTCTTGATTGTGCTTGGTGCTGGGTTGGCCTTATGGCTGCCCCGGTATGCTTGGGCCTTACTCTGGCCGAGTGCTACGGCATGAGCGAAGGCCTTCATTTTCCCTGTGATCTTGGGCTGCTTACCCTCTCCGCTGCTTAACAACGACTCAATAGGAACTTGATCTAAGCCGGCTTTTATCTGCGCGCGCGTGAGTTTCTGTGGCATGGTTTTGTAAGGGTACAAATTAAGAATCCCGAACATAGCAGACCACGCGCAGCAATGCAAACCACTTGCACCAGCCAGGCCCTGGCCGATGATCTCTTCCTACAACTGCAGCACCTACACAACACCGGCCAAAATATTTTGCTTTATTTGTAAAAAACCCCCTTGACAGTCAACACATGAATTGATGTAATCGTTATTCATGTTTTAACCCCAACCGAAAGGAACTCTATGAAACCACTTTATTTAATCGCCTGCAGTGGCGCCAAGCTGGGCCATGCTGCACCAGCTGCAGAGCTGTACACCGGCCAAGCTTTCCGGCTTGCCATGAAGGCCGCCGAGCGGGCCGGCGCTGATGTAATCATTCTCTCCGCCCTACACGGCGCCGTGAGCCCATCGCGCCAGCTGCAGCCCTACAATCGCGCCCTCTCAGACATGAGCACTCACCAGCGCGCCGTGTGGGCTGCAATGACCGAGCAGCAGCTGCAGCAGCATAAAGGCCGGGCCATAACTGTGCTGGCCGGTAAACACTACGCCGCTGCAGTAGAGGGCTGGCCTAACGTATCGCGCCCGCTGGCCGGGCTGGGTATCGGCCAACAGCTGGCCGCCCTTAAAGCTTTAAACACCACAGTTCAAGAGCTGGAAGCGCTCGAAGAGCTGGCCCTCGCCGACTACCGGGCCGAAGAGGCCGATTATTACGCCGCATTCAATGCCGGCTGGGATATTGGCCGGGGCGCTATACAGCTGGCCCGCGTGAGACTTGGAAAGATACGCGACCAGCTGCACGAGCTCGACCACGAAGGCCGGCGCGAACTTGAGCGCGAAGCCCGGGCCGATTACGACCAGCGCGCCGCGCTGCTGCTTGACGATGCTTAAACCCCAACCAACCGAAAGGCAAACAATGATTCTCACCACACCCGACCAGATAGCGCGCTACCGGCTCGCGACTCTCCGCGCAGCGCTTAAGCTGGAAATTGCCGGCATGAAAAAGCGCGGCCCCAGCGCTTACGCAATCCTTAAAAAAGAAGGGTTCACCGGAACCCGGGCCGCCGTACTGCAACAACTTAATGACCAACTCGAAAGGGCCGACCATGAGCAAGCTTGAATTATTCGAACGTGAAACCAGCACCTACCGGGACGGCTGGGCCGGCCTAGACAGCTGGGCCCATATTGGCACCGCAAAACTACTGCAGCAACGCATGACGCGCGAGCCCGAGGGATACGATGACGGCGGCGCCTATCTTGCAAAGGTTATAGCGCCCAGCAGCCTAAAGGGCCGCGACCTATCCCGGGCCATTGCCGCGACCATGGGCGGCAGCAGCTGCAGACACGAGCACGACTGTTGCGGATGCCCGAGCACCAGCGCCAGCGTTAAACGCACCAGCGCGCGCGAATACAGCGTACACCTGCGCGTGTCATACAACTATTGAAAGGCCAAAAATGAGTTATCCATTCAAGGCCGAGCAGCCCGGCCACGCGCTGCCCCATGGCATAGAACACGCCAACGACCCGGAAGGGGAAACAATCCTACATTGTGAATGGTTCGCGACCGAGGCCGAGCGCGATCATCAGCTGGCATTTTGGCTGGCCTACAACGAGGCCGACCAATGAAACACCACCAACACCGCCAACACTACAGCCCGGCCGCCGAGCGCGCAGAGTCACGCGCTGCAGCTGGTGCAGACTTTGCAGCCATTTTGATCATTGCCGGCCTGCTAACGCTGGCAGCGCTCGCGTATTTTGACATTCTTACAAGGGGATTTTGATGCTTTATACATTCATTCGAAACAGCGGAAACCGCAAAACCGGCCCGCTGCCTGTTACTTACAACCTCCGGGAAACTTGCCCGCCCGGCTGCGCCCTTTACCGGGCCGGCTGCTATGGTGAAGACTTCCATACCCGCATGAGCTGGGACAAGGTGCCCCAGCGCGGCGCCCCGGTGCAGCAGCTGGCCGGCCACATTCAGAGCCTGCCTCCGGGCCAAGTGTGGCGCTTTGCTGTAGTTGGGGACTTACCCGGGAAAGGTGAAGCTGTAGACGCTCACGCGCTGGGCCTAATCGTGAAGGCCAACCGGGGCCGGCGCGGGTTCACCTACACCCACAAACACCAGCCCGAGGCCCTGAAGTGGGTGCGACACGCCAACAGCTGGGGGTTCACAATAAATCTAAGCGCCGACAATGCCGGCCACGCCGACCAGCTGGCAGCCACCGGCGCCGGCCCTGTGGCCGCTGTGGTGCCCATGGATACCCCGAAGGTAAGCCACACCCCAGCCGGGCGCCTAATCGTGATCTGCGAGGCTCAAACCCGCGAGGAAATAACTTGCGAGTCATGCGGCAATTTTGAACCATGGTGCAGCCGGGCCGATCGCGATTTTATCGTTGGCTTTCGGGCCCATGGCAGCAAGGCCAAGCAAACCGACAAGCTGGCCCGCAAAGTCATTCCAATTTTGAAAGGTTGAATCATGCTTAAAACAATGCGCGCAAAGTATCCCGGAAAGTGCAGCCTATCAGGCGCCCGCATAAACCCCGGGGATTTCATCATTTACAACACCGAAACCAAAACGGCAGAGCTGGAACCAGACGCCGACACGATCCAATTCACCAGCACCAGCCCGCGCGTGAGCGATGTTTTCAACTTTTCGGGCCGCGAGTTCTACCGCAACAAGGCCGGGCGCTGTGAGGATGCGCCTTGCTGTGGCTGCTGCACCATCTGAGGCCCATCATGACCGATCAAGAAATAATCAATTACTACTACGGGCCCCGGCCCGGGTTAACGCTGCAGCAGCTGGCCATCATGACGGGCCGCACCACCGCGCAGCTGTGCAAAATTTTATTCAACTGAGGCCTATCATGAAACAAACTGAACACACCTACATAAAAGCCGGCTACACAGTAGCGCGGGCCATACGGGCCAAAAACGCAGCGCGCGCCCGGGCTGCAATCCAAAATTTCGATTTCCTGCTGGCGCTCGAAGCAGAGGCCGACAGGGCCGAGGCCCGGCGCCTTTATGTGCTGGGATATAACGAAGGCCAACACTAACCACCGCCAACCACGCACCGGCCCCCGGGCCGGACAGGCAGCCCGCAAGACCAGCGCACAAGCTGGCAGCACGAGGCTATTTATAGAGGTATTCCAGCCAGTAAAACGAGGCTATTTTCTAATTAACAGTGTTAATTAACCCAACAAACGGAGATTTTTTCATGCCAAATTGGTGCTCAAACTCATTAAAAATTGTCGCAACAAATGCCGACTCAGAGAAAAAACTTGCCGAGATTGTCGGCGAGCTGGCGCGAGCTGTTGCCGCGAAAGAAAACCCTGCGATCTTTCAAATAATCCGCCCGGTGCCCAAAGACTTGCAAATTACAGCTGGTTTTCTTGGCAAAGGCACACCCGAGCAGGCCGAGCTTGAAAACTTAGAAGCCGACAATCTAAAGCATTACGGCTATAAAAATTGGCATGGCTTCTGCATGGCAGAGTGGGGCACCAAGTGGGACATGAGCATTGCAGACAGCCCCGAGGTTTACGAGATTGAGGGCAACGCCGTGACGATTTACTTTGACACGGCTTGGAGCCCACCGGAGGCCATCTATCACGCTCTAGAGGCCATGGGGTTCAAGGTCGAGGCCACATACATAGAGCAGGGCATGGGATTCATTGGCCACTACAGGGACGGGGTCGATTTCTGCACAGACATGGATCAGCTGCACCCAGTAACCGACAACGAAGAAGATGAAGACGAGTTCTTTCACCTATGCGAAAACATTGATAAATTCTTTGAAGATGCCGGCTTTGATCACTCACCCCCAAATTTTGGAGGCTAATTAACACTGTTAATTCGAACCTTGCCTCAAACTTACAGAAACACGCGCAGGGATTCGGCAGCCAACTGGGTGCCAATCCTCTGCTCGGTATCGTTGAAGTCCTCTCCAGCCTCGCCTAACCAATAGACCGAGGCTATTTTTTTGGCCGTGGCCACACCCATGGCGTCATTGTCGGCAATCACCAACGGGTCGCGCAAACTCTTCGCGATCTCCAACATATTGCCCGCAGAAAAACAAACGTGAATCGTATAGCGCTCGCGCAAATGCTTCATTGCTCTACGCACAGACATACCCGTGGCAAACCCCTCACACAAAACATTTCTGCCCTTGTTGTCAATCACCAGACTGGCGCCCTTGGTCTGCTGCCCTGACAAAAAGCGCTTTGTGCCGTCTTCCTGAATGAGCTGGCAGCCAACCAAGTGCTGACCGATTCTCATCGGTAGAACAAGCAGGCCATTCCAAACCAATCCCTTATCGGGGAAACCCTTGCGAATCAAATAGGGATGCTGCTGCTTAACGGAGTTATTCAGAATGAATGCGGCCTTGTCTGCTGCCTTGCGCTGACGCAGCTGCTGCTCTTGCTTGGCCGCTTCTCTCTTGGCCGCAGCATTGGGGTCGGGAATGAATGGCTCACTGGATTTGTAAAGTATGTGCTTGTCATGCACAGCGAAGTTAATGATCGCGCCCTTGTGGCCATCGAAGATATAGGCGCCGTTCTGTTTCCGAGGGTGATCCTCAGTCCCAACACGCACCCAGCGATCTAAGATTAGGTCTTTAATCATGAGGCCATGATCCCTTGCAAACTCTTCAAAGGTCATACGCGCGCCTTTGATTTTGCCCAAGCGATATTGCGCGACTTGATCCACGCACTGGTTTTGTATGTCGTTGTCAGCGGGCTTGTGTGCAGGCCGCGAGGGTAGGTGCCATACTTTTCTTTGTATTTGTGTGCAGCCCAGCCCTCTTTGTAACCCCGCGCCTTGGCAAAGAAGATCAGCTCGGAATAGAACTTCTGATTCTCTGTCACCAACTCGCGCTTGGTTATTTCTAACTCTGTTAATTGACCTGGGACATTCAGGACTTGCTTTTGTGCTTTTTCAAACCCGCATTCACCGCAGACCCGATCAGGCCAGACCCACAAAGTCTTGCAGGCCGGACACTTGGCCTCCTTCTTTTCTTTCTCTGTCGGCTCTTTCTTTGCAGCCTCGGCACCGTTCTGCAGCTCGGTCACGCCCTCATCAAATAGCCTGTCCCATTCTTTCCTGAACCGCAGGTAATTACCAGAGTGATCCAACCATAGGCCAAAGGTCTTGCCATCATAAGGCCGCATGATGCGCCCCATCTGCTGCACATGACTGCTAAAAGACTTAGAGAACGGCCTCGCAGACACGCCAATCATCACATCAGGGACGTCAAAACCTCTGGTCAGTATGTCTGTGGCAATTAGTCCGTTGATTTTCGTATCAGGCCTGCTGAAGTCCTCGATTGTCTCGGCTTTGAATTCGTCATCCTCTTTGTAACTGATCGACACAAAGTTATAACCGCGCTCGTTAAACTGGCGCACAAGGTCGCGGCCATGCTCAACACCAGAGGCAAACACAACTGTCTTGCGTGGGCCACCGAACACTTCGTTTGTTTTGTTGATCCACTCCTCAACAATGTCGCCCGTGATCTTCATACCGCGCTCAGATACATCATCGGATGACCATTCACCGGCCACCTTCTTGGCGCCCGTCATGTCGATCTCTTTGGCAATGTAGATCTTTAGAGGGGTCAGCCACTTATCCTCGATCAGATCGCCTGTAGGCTTGGCGCCCACAACATTGGTGTAGGTATCACCCAGCCCATTGGTGAAGGGTGTAGCCGTGAGGCCGATCACCTTCATGTCCGGTCTGTCTTTGATAAACTGAATGATTTGCTTGCGCTGCACATGGCACTCATCAATGATGAGCAAAGACACATCAGGGAAGTTATCCCTGCTTTCTAGTGTCTGCGCGCTGCATACTTGGATCTTTTCATAAGGCCTGTAGCGCCAATGATCCGCCTGCAGAACACCATGGTTAATTCCATAGTTCCCAAGGCGGGTGCTGGTTTGATTGACCAACACGATGCGGTCAAGCACCATCGCTACATTCTTAAGCTGCTTGGCCTGCTCCAGCATGATGGCCATGGCCACCTCTGTCTTGCCAAACCCTGTGGGGGCGTATAGCAGCTGGCTTCTGTGGCCGTCTTTGAAGCCCTGTGCGAGCTTCTCCACAACATCTGATTGATGCGGTCTTAAACTAAGCATTTGATTTCTCCTGCTGGGATACCGCCCAGCTTCGGTTTATTTAGATTCTAGTGCCTTTTCTGCCCTCTCAACGCGCTTCTTCCAATAGTTTAATTGCTTGATCATCTCAGCGTTCTTACTCTGGAACTCGTTGCGTGATTGGGTCATGGTACGCAGCTTGAACTCAAGGTCTTTGACCTCGGCCCGCAGCGACTCGATGGTTTCCTGAACTTCTGTCCTGGCCTTCTCAGACACGGGCAATGTTCGGATGGCCAGCATATCTTTGAGTTTCGTATTCTCTTCTGATAATGCTGTGTGCTCGATAGCCAGCTCATGCATCTTATCGTCTTCGGTGTATTCTGGTTCGGGCTCGGGCGCTGGTTTGGGGCCACGGCCTGCGATGTTAACGCTCTTACCATCTTGACTAACACGATTAGATTTTTCCAGCCCCATGGCCTTGCGTACACGGCCAACAGTCATTGATGACACATCGCAAATTGCGGCAATATCAACATCAAACTTGCTTCCAAGCTCAATATCTTCTAACGCCAGCTGCACTACATAGCGGCGTTCTTCGGGTGTGCGTGGCTTACCATGCTTGCCATTAGCTTTCAGACAGGCCAAGAACGCATCGCGCTTGGTGCCTTGATTGACTACGGCCTCAATGTCCAAGAACCCTGCGCGCTTGTGTGCGTGAAACCTATGGAAGCCATCGCTAGGCCAGTAGGATTTGCCGTCAAACCAAAGGTCGATAGGCGGGAACTGGTCTTTGCCCTCAAGCAATACTTCGGTGTAATGCTGGACTAAAGGCTCGTCAATCTCTTTGCGTGGTTGTGTGCCGCCATCAAGGCGGATCTTTTGTAGCTTAATTCTTTCGGTCATTGTTTTCCTTTTGTTGATGCTCTTTTTGAGGCTCTGTTTGCCCAGCAAGCGGCACAGTGCCATTTTGTGTGGTTAAGTTGGATGCCACCCTCTGGCGGCTTCATTTCATTGCAACTGTTGCACTCCTTATGTTGATGTACCGGCTGCTTACTTCCGATTGATAGCTGTTGTTTTGCAAACCCATTCACTTCTTCATGCTCCTTACATAGATGGCAAACCCTGCCGTTGTGTCTCCGCCGTTCTTCATTTTGTCAAACTCTTTGGCCACCTCTTCCAAGGTGTCGTTGCGTATCTTGTTGGTGATCGGGTCAAGCTGGCGCTGAATCATTTGACGTTTGCGCCAGCCTAACGCCCTTTCCCACATATTTAACTCTGGTTCACTCATGCTGACCGCCTTTCTTCAGAATCTGCTAACACTTTGCCGAGCTTACTAAGATAAACAACATTGCTTGTGTCTTCATCAACCTCAACATCTATTGATGGGGCAGTAAAACCGGCTGCTGTTTTTGCCTGAAGCTTTGGTGAAATAACATTGCATTGATAGCCGGCCCACTCAAACTCTTGCAGCCCGCGAATGTGCTCTTTAATTATTGTGATCTTGTCGCCGTATTTTCTTTCGTGCTCTTTGACATAGTGAACAATCTTCTTTGCTTGGCCGGTTGGCGTCCTGATGGTTTTGTCTCTGTCCTTGAAATAGTACGGCGTCTGGTCGTTGTTAACGCCAAAGGTCACGCGCTCACCATTCTTTTTAACAACCACATTCCAGCGGGTATCGCGTTCTGACCACCAATCGTGCATTGCAACAAAATAGTTCTGTGCAATGACCTTGCACTCTTGAATAGACCTTTCCTCATCCTCAAGATATTCTGCTGGGCCCCATGATTTTGTATAAAAAACAGTAGATTTCCCGTTTGCCTTGCGAGAGTTGGAGCTCTTGGCTGGGACTGTGTGGGGTCTGGTCTTTAGTTCATCG